TTGAACCTAAATATTGAGGCAGTTTACAAGCAGGCACAAAATAGGTTATTATCCGACGAAACTTCACGTCCGTCTAGGGGTCCGAGAATGCCTAAACGCAGCGGCTTTGTGCATGGGTACAAATAATGGCAAATCTTTTCGACTCCACTAATGCTCCTGAAGGCGAACCACTACAAGTCGTTGTTGGCGACTTCATCCAGTGGAAGCGCAGCGACTTAGTATCTGACTACCCAGCGGCAACGCACTCTGTCGAATATGTGGCAAGGGTTACTGCGGGCGGAAGCGGTGAGATTAAACTTCTCGGCGTTGGTAGTGAGACTGAGTACCTGTTCACCGTTGATAGCGACACATCGTCGGACTTCTCACCAGGCTATTATCACTGGCAGCTTGAGATCACAGAAACATCTAGCGGGAACCGCATCGTGGTTCAGCGCGGTGAATTTGAAGCTGTTGTTGATCTTGATGTAAACGGGGCTGACCCTCGGACACACTCTGAGATCATGCTGGATAAGATTGAAACTATACTTGAAGGCAAGGCTGACAGCGATGTCTCTAATTACAGCATTGCTGGGCGCTCTTTGACGAAGATGACTTTTGACGAACTGATGGTCGCGCGTGACAGGTATCGTCAGGAGGTTCTCGCCTATCGTCGCAAGTTGGCGATAAAGAGCGGCAGAGCAAGCGGAACAACTGTAAAGGTTAGATTTAGCTAATGGGCATTTTGGACATCTTCAGTCGGTCTAAAAAGCCGCAAAACCGCAGAAACTATGCAGCCGCCAGCAAAGGGCGGCTTTTCGCTGACTTTAACGCAAGCAATCGCAGTGCGGACAGTGAGATATATCCTGTCCTGCGTGACTTGCGGAACCGCTCCCGTGATCTTGAGCGCAACAACGAATATATGCGTAGATATTTGCAGCTTTTGCGCACCAATGTCGTTGGTGAGGCTGGCATCCGTCTTCAGATGAAGGCTCGCAATCCTGACGGCGGGATGGACATGGGCGGCAACAACATTGTTGAGAATGCTTGGGCTGAGTTCTGTCGATATGGCGGTCCTACTATCGATGGTCAGATGTCCATGATTGATTTGCTCAATCACGTCATCACTGGCGTTGCGCGTGATGGCGAAGTGTTCCTAATGAAGGTTCGCGCGAATTATTTGCGTCAGGGGTATGCTCTGCAATTAATTGAGCCGGACATGATTGACGAAGATCACAATGAGCGCGTCAAGGGCGGCAACCCGATCCGCATGGGCATTGAGATTGATGAATCAACCCGTCGCCCTGTCGCCTACCACGTTTTGACGGCTCACCCTGGCGATTACGATTACACTACACTGGCCAACGGTAAGAAACGCACTCGCATTCCTGCTGAGAGGATGATGCACATTTACCGTCCAGATCGCGCAGATCAGACGCGAGGGGTGCCTTGGTCAGTTTCCGCTATAGCCTCGCTGAAGATGCTTCACGGCTATCGTGAGGCTGAACTGGTTGCTGCCCGTGTTGGCGCTGCGAAGATGGGCTTCTTCACTTCCCCCGCGGGCGATGGTTTCACCGCTGACGGCTATGAAGATGATGTAACGCCGATCTATGACGCAGAGGCGGGTACGTTCCACCAGCTTCCGGCTGGAGTAGATTTCACGGCGTTTGACCCTACCCATCCAAATTCAGCCTTCGCTGACTTTGAGAAGGCTGTCTTGCGTGGTATCGCGGGCGGTTTGGGTATTAGCTATACCTCACTGGCCAATGACTTGGAGGGTACGTCTTATTCGTCAATCCGCCAGGGCGCGCTTGAGGAGCGTGATTTCTATCGCACCTTGCATCGGTTTATGATCGACCACTTCATTGATCCTCTGTTCCGCGAGTGGCTTGAGCATGTTATGGGCTTTGGCGTTATTCCGATCTCAGGCACAAATAAGATCGCCAAGTTCAGCGCAGGCATATCNTGGCGTGCGCGCGGCTTCCAGTGGGTTGACCCTCTGAAGGAGATCAATGCGGCAGTTGTCGGCTTGCAGAACGGCATCTTGAGTCACACTGATATCGCTGCCAACTATGGCCGTGATGCTGAAGAGACGTTTGCCCAGATACAGCGTGACAAAGAGATGGCTGATGCGTTCAACCTGAAGATGGCTTATGAGCCGTTTGGCGACAAGCAGCCAGTCCCGGCGGAGGTTGAAGTCAATGACGAATAAACCAACCAGCGGAATGGTATCTGAGGCCAAGAAGGGCTTGGACTGGCGCAGCGAATACGGTCGCGGCGGCACTGAGGTTGGCATAGCTCGTGCGCGTGACATCTCAAACGGCAAGAACTTGTCTGACGATACTGTCAAGCGAATGTATTCTTTTTTCAGCCGACATGAGGTTGATAAGAAGGCCGAGGGGTTCCGTCCTGGCGAGGATGGCTATCCATCAAACGGGCGCATAGCCTGGGCACTCTGGGGCGGCGATGCTGGCTTCAGTTGGTCGCGCAAATTAGCTGATAGAATGGAAAAGGAACGCTCTATGGAAAATGTCGGAAATTCTGATATAATGCCCGAAAATATTGAGGGCGAAGTAATGACTGAAGTTCGTGATGCGGAAACTGAAATTGTTGCTGATGAAGTAATAGATGAAGTTCGCCAAGAAGAAACTGAGGGCGCCGCAGAGGAGGCGACTGATGGGGCGGAGGAGACTCGGTTAGCCCCTGAGAAGCTGATCTCTCGCGCTGTATCCGCAGAGAAGAAGGTCATTGACGTTGAGGCTCGCCGCGTTCAAATTGCTGTTTCCTCTGAGGAGCCAGTCGAGCGCGGCTATGGAAATGAAGTTTTAGATCACTCTGAGCGCAGTATTGACCTGTCGTTCCTGAATAGTGGTCGCGCCCCTTTGCTCTTGGATCACGATCCTCGCCAGCAGATTGGCGTTGTGGAATCAGTCACATTGGATGGCTCGGCGCGTAGATTGCGTGCGACGGTTCGTTTTGGAAAGAACGGACTTGCCAAAGATGTGTTTGATGATGTTTCTGACGGTATTCGCAGCAACATCTCAGTTGGCTATCAAGTCAACAAATTGGAACAAGATGGCAAGGGTAGCTACCGGGCTGTCGATTGGCTTCCAATGGAAGTTTCTGTTGTATCTATCCCCGCTGACAGGACAGTCGGCGTTGGCCGGAGCGCAGATGACGACCTTCAACACCGTACACCTAACCCAACCCCTCAAAAGGAGGCTACTATGTCCGATATTGACATTGAAGCGGTGAAGGCCGAAGCTGTTCGCGCCGCCGCAAAAGACCATGCCGAAATCTATGCTCTTGGTGGCAAGCACCAGCAGCGTGATATGGCTGAAAAAGCCGTTGCAGAAGGCCGCACATTGGCCGAGTTCCGTGGCGAGCTTTTGAACGTAATCGGCAACAAGCCGCTGGACAACACTGAAATCGGTCTTGCACCGAAAGAAGTTCGCCAGTTCTCTTTGCTGAAAGCGATCCGCGCTCACGCCAACCCAACTGATCGTGCTGCACAGCAAGCTGCCGCTTTCGAACTTGAGGCATCTGCCGCAGCTTCTGAAGCCTATGGCCGCGAAGCTCAAGGCATCATGATCCCGAATGAAGTTCTTCGTTCATGGGCTGTTCGTGACCTTAACACCACAGACGACGCTGCTGTAATTGCAGACGACTTCCGTGGCGGTTCTTTCATCGACGTTCTGCGCAACCAATCTTCGGTTATGCAGGCAGGTGCCACAATGTTGTCTGGTTTGTCCGGCAACGTGAAAATCCCAAAGAAAACTGCCGCATCGGCTGCTTCTTGGATTTCCACTGAAGGTGGCGCTGCTTCTGAGAGCGAGCCAACTTTGGGCCAAGTCACAATGGCACCAAAAACACTCGGCGCGTTCACAGACATCACACGTTTGATGATGATGCAGTCCAGCTTGGACATTGAAGCCCTCGTGCGTAACGACTTGTCCACTGCAATTGCTCTCGCAATTGACTTGGGTGCGTTGGCAGGCTCGGGTTCTTCTGGTCAGCCAACAGGTGTGAAAAACACTGCTGGCATCAATGCTCCAACTAACTTTGCTGCTGCAAACCCAACCTTCGCAGAAGTTGTTGCGATGGAAACTGCGGTTGCAGAAGACAATGCTTTGTCTGGCAACCTGGCATACATCGCCCCAGCAGGCATGTATGGCGCTCTGAAAACAACTGCAAAAGACGCTGGTTCAGGCCAGTTCGTAGTTGGCCCAGACGGCAACATGAATGGTTACAACACCATCGTGTCCAACCAAGTCACAGCAGGCGATCTGTANTTCGGCAACTTTGCTGACTTGCTCATCGGCATGTACGGCGGTTTGGACATTGTTGTTGATCCATACACAAGCAGCACAAGCGGCACTGTACGCATCGTTGCACTGCAAACATGCGATGTGGCTGTACGTCACGCTGTATCGTTTGCCTTCAACAACGACGGCGCATAATATAACTGGTGGGGGCTTCGGTCCCCACCAACCCATCTAGGAGTTTTATATGCCATATCTTGTTTTGAAGTCCTGCGTTATTGATAGCTCGCGCTGCAACGCTGGCGATATTATGAACTTATCTGATGAGAATGCCCGCAATTTGACCGCTATGGGCCGCGTTGAGTACGTTGATGCTCCGCAGCCAGCGAAAGAGGTTGAGGACCGCTCGGTGGCCCTCCCTAAGAGCAAGGCCACAAAGACTGTTACTCGGAAGGCCAAGAAATGAAGATAACTCTCCTCAAGAAAGCGAGCTGGGGCGGCAAGAGCTACAAGAGTGGCAGTAGCCATGATGTCGATGACAAGATTGCAGGTAAGCTGATCTCTCGCGGATACGCAGAAGTTTATACTCCATCAGAGGAAGTTGAAGATGGCCCTGCCCCTAGCGAGTGATCTTGCATCAATTCTTTCGGTAGACGAATTTGCGGTGTCTGCAACTTACCAGCGGAAAAACGCTTTGGGTGATACTGTGATTAGTATCATCTTTGATAATGAAACTATGCCCGTTGATAATGGTGGATTTGTTCAGGTCCACCAAGAGCAGCCTCGCGCGACCTGTCGGACATCTGATGTCCCATATATCTCCGAGACTGATAAAATGATTATCAACTCCACTGAATACGTTGTTCGCGCATGGGTGCATGATGGAACTGGTGTAACCGTAGTCGAACTGGAAAAATCATAATGGCTCATGTCCGCCAGCAGATCAGAAACAGAATTGCGACGCTTCTGAATAGTGGCGTGTCTTTAGTTTCTTCTCGCGTTTATAATACTCGCGTCTACCCCCTGACAGAGGCTAATTTACCTGCTATAACTGTTTATGCGGGTGCCGAGCAGTCTGGTATAATGACAATCGGCAGGAAGACGCTCATGCGGACCTTGACTGTAAATGTCGATGTCTATGCGAGAGCGACAACCAGCCTGGATAATGATCTGGATGCGATTTGCGTTCAGGTCGAAGAGGCCATCGCAGCGGACTTTTCGCTAAGTGGCCTTGCCAAGACGACGGTGCTTTCGGGTACTGAAATAGATTTTTCTGGGGACACTGAACAGCCTGTTGGTGTTGCCAGATTGAGCTTCGATGTTGAGTATTCCACTGACATCGATGATGTGGAAACGGCCAGATAGGAGATNCACCATGGCTACGCACGCTGGTAGCGAAGGCACCGTAAAGGTCGGTTCCGACGCGATTGCAGAAATCCGTTCATTCTCNATTGANGAAACTGCGGACACACTTGAAGATACATCCATGGGCGATTCCGCTCGGACGTACAAACCATCACTGACCAGCTTTTCTGGTTCTGTTGATGTATTTTGGGACGAATCTGACACAGCGGGTCAGGGCGGTCTCACAATTGGCGCAGAGGTAACTCTGAACCTTTACCCTGAAGGCGATACTGCCGGAGATACTTATCTCTCTGGTTCAGCCATCGTAACTGGTCGTTCAGTTAGTTCGTCTTTTGATGGGCTTGTAGAAATGTCAATTTCAGTGCAGGGTAATGGTGCATTAACACAAACAACGGTGTAAAACATGACCCTAGCAAAACGTATCGCGGCGAAGCGAGCGGAACAGCAGCGTGGTTTCTCTGACGTTGAAGAGTGGGGCGAGGCGGACAATCCGCTTCGCCTTTACTTCAACGAGGTCTCCGCAAGAGACATTGAGAAGGTCCAGCGCAAATACCCTAACTTTCTGGCTGAACCCAGCATGAGTGCAATGGTCGAAATGATTATTGTCAAATGTGAGGATGAAGCTGGCGAAAAAGCATTCACACTGGAAGATAAGGCAATCCTTCTTGGTGAGCCTGTCAGCGTGATTGCGAAAGTCTTTGGTTCTATCTTTGACACTGATAGCACAGAGGACCATCTAAAAAACTAAGGGGCGATCCATTCAGGTTCAACCTTCTTGGGTTGGCGCTTAGATTAGGCAAGACCATCTCAGAGATTGAGCAAATCAGCCTTTCGGAGTATAATGAATGGATCGCATACTTTGCGCTGATCGAGGAGCGGGATAAAAATGAGTGAAAAGATCAACATTATTATCGCGGCCCAGACTAGCAGCGCGGTCAAGGGTCTAGACCAAGTATCTAAGTCGACTCAGCGCGTTGGTCAATCAGTTCAGACCGCTCATGCCAAGATGGGTAGATTCAACAAGGGTGTCACCGCTGGCGGTGTCAACATGCGAAAATTTGCCATGGGCGGGTTGCAGCAGGCAGGTTATCAAGTTGGTGACTTTGCAGTTCAGGTCGCCAACGGAACGTCCAAGATGCAGGCGTTTGGTCAGCAGGCTCCACAGCTATTGCAAATCTTCGGCCCCATCGGTGCGGTTGTCGGTGCAGCGGTTGCTATCTTTGCGGCATTTGGCGTGGCAGTGCAAAAGTCTGGCAAGGAAGTCACTAATTTGGCCAGTACCCTTGGGGTNCTTCAAGAGCCACTTATGTCTGTCAAAGATAGCATAATGTCTGTGAAAGATGCTTTCGGCTCTGCNCTTCCATTCATCGTGAGAAACATTGATACTGCATTGATCGCTGCTGGGCTATTTGCTGCGGTTGTTGGCGTTAAAATGGTCAAGGCCATGGTGCTTTCTGCCAAAACAGGTCGAATATTTGCCGGAGTTATGGTTCAAGTTAGGGCCGCAGTAGTGGCATCAGCTCTATCGGCTGGAAGATTCAGCACAGTTATGGTTGCGGCTAGGTCAGCCACCTTGCTTTTGGGCGGCGCATTGAAGGCGGTTGGCGCAATCTTAATGCGTTTTCTTCCCATTGCCGTGCTTTTGGGGGCGGCAAAGCTAATAGAAATGTTCCTTCAGCTAAAACGGGGCGCTGGTGGGTTTGCGATTGCCCTTGGGCTTTTGAAGGATGTTGCGTTTGAGTCATTCGGGAGAATTGCTGATTACGGCGACAAAATGTATTTAGGCCTACAAAAGGGCATTCTCACCTTTAAACTTAATTTCATGAATTCTCTTGTTCCTATAGCACAAGCATTTGACAAACTTGCATCCGGTATAGTTGATGCCTGGAACTCAAAGTTCCCAGAGGACGGCCGTCTAAGTGTATTGAGGCTTAATATCGGAAGCACTGTTGCGGACAACCTGGAAGATGCCTCAAGTGAAGTACAATCAGAGTTGGACGGGGTTAATAGCAGCCTTCAAAAGGTAAATATGGGCCTAGCTGCACCTATGAAATCTCTAAATGCTCTTCGAGATGCGTTCAAGAATGGTGCCTTGGAGGTAGATATATTTGGCGATAGTGGCCAGAATGCGGCAGATAAACTTGCAGGTTCTATAGACGGTAAGCTGTCTCCCGCCATGGAGAGGCTTAATGGTATATTAAAGACGGTTGAGCAATCATTTGAGAATGCTATGATGAGTGCTGTTGACGGTACAAAGTCAACAAAAGAAGCATTTAAGTCTATGGCCTCTGAGATCATCAAAGAGCTGTATCGCGTGTTTGTGGTCAAGCAGATCACTGGGTTCATCATGAGCGCCGTCGGTGGCTACTTTAACGCCAACCAAGTCTCTGGCCCATCTATGCCGTTTGGGACTGGCAACGTCCGTCCAATGGCGCGAATGGAGGGCGGAGGCTACACGGGCAACGGCCCCCGCGCGGGCGGCTTGGACGGCAAAGGCGGCTTTATGGCCATGCTGCACCCAAGAGAGACTGTTACAGATCACACCAAAGGCTCAGGCGGTGGCCAGGTTGTCGTCAATCAAACAATTAATGTTTCCACTGGTGTACAACAAACTGTACGCACAGAGATCAAGCAGCTAATGCCGCAGATTGCGGAAAGTGCAAAAGCGGCAGTGGTAGATGCGAAACGTCGCGGCGGGTCATATGGAAGGGCATTTTCATGAGCATAAATTATCCTCTGAGCTTGCCAACTAACACGCGCATCAGAAGCGTTGAGTTGACTGCTATCAACGCTGTTGCTTATAGTAAAAGCCCATTCACCTTTGCTGGACAGGCTCATGCTTATTCGGGTCAAACCTGGCAGGCAGATATAACGCTGCCAGCCATGAAGCGTGCGGATGCGGAGCAATGGATCGCATTCCTAGTCAGCCTGCGTGGGCAGTTTGGCACTTTCCTGCTGAATGATCCGTCAGGGACGGCCCCTCGCGGCACGGCGACCACAGTCAACATCACAGGCTCAACTGGTGACAGCAGCGTATCAACAACGATGACTGGAACTTTGCTCGCTGGTGATTACATTCAGCTTGGTTCCGGCGCTGACGCACGGTTGCACAAGGTTTTGCAGGATCAAAACGGATCAGGCACTTTGGAGATATGGCCTGCCTTGAGAGCGGACCAATCAAA